ATAAAAGATACAAAAGTAAACAAAGAATTGATTTTGAAACATATTCCGATTATGGAGATGGTGTTAAGAATAATGCTAAGAAGGGTAGAGAATTAAACGAAAAGAATGGTAATAAATGTGCTACGCAGGTAGGTAAGATTAGAAGCGCTCAATTAGAAAAAGGTGAACCTATATCAGTAGATACTATAAAGAGAATGTATTCTTATTTAAGTAGAGCTGAAGTATATTATGACCAAGCAGAAAGTAATTCTGATTGTGGCCACATAAGTTTCTTACTATGGGGTGGTAAAGCAGCATTAGGATGGAGTAAAAACAAACTAAGAGAGTTGGGTTTATTGCAAGAGAATGAAGGACAACCATCAATTCCAAACTCAAGCTATCCTGGTCAAGCTGCAAGTGGCAGTGTTGCACCGGCATTATTAGGGGATGTTCCACCTTTGTTGCAAGATTTTGCAGAATGTCCTGAATCAACACAAGATATTAAAGTAAACATAGCTAATAGACAAAAAGCAATCAATGAAGCAAACTACGGTCCGATTAACCCAAACGAACCAAACGAAGGATATTGGAAAGCAAAAGCAGACCAATTCAAAGGAAGTGTTGAAGAAGCAAAGAAAGCCCTTTGTGGTAACTGTGCATTCTTTTATAGAACTCCAGAAATACTTAAGTGTATCGCAGACGGATTAGGTCAGCAAGTAGACCCTTACGAAGCAATTAAAGCTGGCGAAATAGGTTATTGTGAAGCATTTGATTTTAAATGTGCAGCAAGTAGAACTTGTGATGCATGGGTAGTAGGAGGCCCTATCGTTTAATATGAACAATAACAAAGTACATAATAAGATAATTCAATTCGCTGTAGAGGAAATTACCTTTACACAATTCTATTCATTCCTTATGGATAGTACTGCATCAAATCCTATATTTGTTAAATCAACTAAGCTTGAAGGTGGAAATTTTGAGAAGGATGTAAATTGGGGACCGCCGCCATATCCAAATGGTAATGCCCTTTACGATTATGAGGCATTAGGATATATGGTAGTACAATCACAAGACGATGGTGGTGATTGGAGAACAGTAGTTTTACGAAATGTTGAAGAATGCCGTTGGGAAGGTAAGAGATATAGAGTTAGATAGAAGCTAAACCAACTTCGTACAATTCTTTTCTTACTGTATATTCATCTACATTAAATCTTTTAGATAATCCTACTATACTATTAGGGCCTCTATGTGGTGTATAGTGTTCAATACAATATTTTATTTCTTCTTCAGTCAATTCACCTTTACCCCAAAATTCAATTGCTTTACCTGTTTTTAACCATTCCTTACTAAATACATTATAATGCATTTGTAATCGGTTAAATACTTTTGTGATATAATGTCTATCTACTTTGTATCCATTTATTTCAGTTAAATCATTCATTATATTTCTACGATTGAAATCCTCAATAGAATCTACATCACGAAGAAAATCAACTAAAGCAGTTACTACTATATTTCCTTTTTTAGTATTAACAAACCTATTTTTATTTTCATCTATATAGTTTACAAACGCATGGAATAGTTTAGCAGCATCTTCCATTTGCTCTACTCTATTTGTACTATCATCAGCTATATCCCAATTTTCATTAAGTACATCTAACTTAAGAGTCTTTTGTACTTCCTTATAACGTTTCTGATTCCAAAATATATAATAGTTTTTAGCACATATTGTAAAGTAAGAGAATGCTTTTCCTTTACCTTCTCTAATTCTATGTAATCTTTCTGATAGGTAGCAAGTACAATCCATTTGAATCTCTAATGGTTCTCCTTCCATATACACAGGCTTAATTTTATTGTAATATACTTCCGAAATCTTTGCTAGAGCAGGATATATTATGGAGAATAGCCTATTACGCTCTAGCTCAGATTCAGATTTATTGTATAGTTGGATTGCTTCTTCTACTCCCTCATGAAAGTAATTGTTAGCAGGACTCTTTTTACGTGGCATTATAACATTTTTTATTATTATAACAATTTCATTTTCGTTTGTTATAAGACAAAGGTACGAAAAATACCTGATAAAACCAAATTAATTGCTAAATTAGACAAGCTAGGAAAAATATTTGAAAAAACCAAATTAATATGCCAATAGACAAACCAAAACAAGGAGAAACACAAGAAGAATATCTAGCGTATTGCATACCAGCAGAAATTAAAGCTGGGTATGAGCAAGAACAAGCAGCAGCTATATGCTATGAAACCTATCGTAAAGAAACTAAGATGAGTGGAGTAAATCTAATAGCATCTAAATTAAGAGAGATTCAATACAAAGGAATCAAACTTGCTGAAGGTGATGGATTGGAAGATGCATGTTGGGATGGGTACGAAGCCATAGGTACAAAGGTACTTGATGGACGAATTGTCCCGAACTGCGTTCCTATAAAAGATTAAAATAAATACGATAGTTATATAAGGCGCCTGCCAGCGAACATAACAAACGTATAACGCCCCTTTAAAATGGGGCTTTTTTATTCCCTAACTTAGAAATTATTAAAAATTAATTCTTTAATATATATTATTGGTGGGCACCCTATATCTAAATTGCCATTTATATATTTCTATTATTTTAAGTTAATAAGCCCACCTTATAGAGCCTGTTTTTCATTTAACAGGCTCTTTTTTATGCCTATTTTAAAAAAGTTATCCACATTTTAAAGTTTTTTTACTATTTTTTGCTCTTTGAAATGTTTTAGTTATATTTATATATACAAAACACTTAAACAAATATTATGGCAAACACACAAATGACAAGAAAAGAAGCAGCAATCATTATGAAAAAGTATGAAAAGAATGGTATGATTGGGATTAAAGTAAAACAAGAATACTTTATAGCTAAACAAAATTGGAATCAAATTGTAAAAGAACAAAAGGGGAAATAACCCTTTTGTTTGGTAATATCAAATATATTTCGTATCTTTGATATATTATTAACTAAAATTAATTATAAATGGCACAATCCTTAAAAGTAAAAAATTACTTTACTCACGATTATTACTCTAGAGAAGATATTAAACTTCAACAAGTTCTTATGGAATTTGGTAATGAAGGATATGGAGTATACTGGCAAATGGTTGAATATTTGCATGAAGAACTTGGTAAAATACCAAATCAGCCTAAAATATTAGCACATAAATTTCGTACTACTGAATTAATAATAAATGGAGTAACTGCTATTTGTTTTAATATAGATGGAAATTATATTACATCAGATAGGGTAAATGCTAATATAGAATATAGAGAAGGAAAACAAAAAGAAGCTTCTAAAGCTGGTACTAAAGGTGCAGAAAAAAGATGGGGTAAGAATAGGGTACCCGATAGGGTCGCTATAGGGTCTGATAGCAAAGAGAAAGAGAAAGAGATATCTTTCTCTAGTAAGAAAGAAAATGAAGGCTCAACCTCTATTGATGAGGTTTCACCTTCTAAAGCATTTGAAGAATTATTTAACAATTAAAACAAATATAAAATGGCAGACAATTACATTAAAGAAAATTACAGAGCATTTAGTGAGATGCTAAATGGAGCAGTTGATAACTATCCAGTTGGACAATGGGAAGATAAAGAAATAAGAGAAGGATTTAAAATTTATTTACTTTCAGATTATATTCTATTCCTTTATCAATTAAATAACTTCAGCGATATTAATATACAAAATCCATTGTATAAACAATATCAGTACTCTATGAAACTATCTATTTTATGTGATAGATTCAAATCAGGTGGTTTAGATAAAGCAATTCCAGCAGATAAGTTAGAGCACTTTATTGATATGCTAGGAGAGCATTTAAGAGAGTTTGTAAACTTTGATTTACCAGCTGAATTAAAAAGACAGGAGAAAGTGTATTATACTAAAACTGCATTTGCTTACAAAGAAGAGCCTAATGTACAGCAACAATATAATGGTAGGTTAGCTCAATTAAAAGAGCAGGCTTGGAAAGACAACACAAATAAATTAGGTTAATATGAAT